TGGGCGGGGAAATGGGCATGATGCCTCAAGATATGCAACAAATGCCCCAAGAAATGGGTATGATGCCTCCAGAATCGGCTGAAATGCCACCGGAAATGCTGAATATGCCGCCAGAGGAGCCACAACTGTGAGCTGCGCCAACTTTATAGGGATACTGTTTTTGGGCCGAGATGTGGCCCATTCAGTGCATCTGAACACCCGCAGCTATGCAAAACACAAGGCGTTGCAGAAGTTTTACAACGGTGTTGTGGATCTGGCAGACAAGTTTGCTGAAGCCTACCAAGGCCGACACGGCTTGATTGGTGCTGTTTCGTTGCAATCTACTAAAAAACCCGGCAATATTTTGGAATTCTTGCAGGCGCAAGTAGAAGAAATTGAAACAATGCGGTACAAGGTAGTGGACAAAGCAGACAGCCCGCTACAAAACATCATCGATGAGATTGTCGGGTTATATTTGTCCACGATCTACAAACTGAAATTTTTGGCATAAGGAATCAGCATGGCACTTTATTTTCAAGGCAGCGCTGACAAGCAAATCAAAATTGGCGGCGGCAAACTGTATGGGGTATATATTTCCAGCACTTCTAGCGGCACGTTTGCGATCTATGACAGCGCGACTGCCGACACCAGCGACCCCAAGATTGTCGCTACGGTGACGCCAACGGCGGGCACGCAACATGTCAGTTTTCCTGCGGGCCTATGGTTTAGCAAGGGGCTTTACATTGATATTGGAAACACCATCGAATATACCGTGGCTTACGAATAAGGATAAAACATGGCGGTTACTCTTTCTTTATTTGCCGGCGCGGGCGCTCAATTTTTTAGTAATAACGGCGTTATTTTATCTGGCGGCAAGATATATACATATTTAGCTGGAACCACCACGCCTAATGCTGCATATACGGATGCTACAGGTAACAATGCCCATACAAATCCAATTATTTTAGACTCTGCTGGCCGCGTTCCTTCCGGAGAAATTTGGCTTACTACTGGCGTTGGGTACAAATTTGAAGTTACAACGTCGGCGGATGTTTTATTAAATACTTACGACAATATTCCATCTTCAGCTCAACCGCCCGCAGCAAATGATGCTGATTCAATAATGTACGAACAAGGCTACCTTGTTACCGCAGGTAGTTTTGTTGTTGGAAAAACCTATCGCATTGTCTCTGTTGGAACCACTAATTTTACCTTAATTGGCGCAACGGCTAACATTGTTGGCCTTCATTTTATCGCTACCGGCGTTGGCACTGGCGATGGAACCGCAGAATTATCACAAACGGTAGAAACAAAATTAAGACAAGCGGTTAGCGTCAAAGATTTTGGTGCTGTGGGTGATGGTGTGGCAGATGATACGGCTGCAATTCAAGCTGCGGTTACGGCGGCAAAAAACATTATTGTGCCAACTGGCACTTACAAAATTACAGCAAACATTAATTTATCTAGCAATCAAACCATTGAATGTCAGGCTGATGTTGTTTTTGATGTTTCGTCGGCACCAACTGGAACAAGAGTTTTTTACGCCGCAGGATCGTTTGGCTCCACATATTCACTAACCGCTGACGCTAATGTGGGCGCAACAACGCTGACTTTAACTTCTGGCGATGCGGCAAATTTTGCAGCAAATGATTGGATTCAAATATATTCAAACACAATTTATGACCCTGGTTTTTCAGCAGGAAAAATAGGGGAGATGGTACAGATTGCTTCTGTTGTTTCAGGGACTATCACTTTAAAATCCCCTCTAGATGGCGGCAATTACACAACCGCGCAATCAGCAGTTATTCGGAAAGCAACTTTTGTTGAAAACATATCCGTTATAGGCGGTCAGTTTATTGGCTCAAGCACATCAACCGTTTTGCACGTTGCAGTCCGGTTTGATATTGCTTACAACTGTTCGATCTACAAATCTCGCGCAAAATTTTGCAACGGTAATTCGTTCAATATACGCGACAGTCTTTTCTGCATTGCGTCCGACATTTATGTTGAAGATGCACTAAATACTGGAACAGGGTACGGCATAAATTGGACAGGTACTTGCCAAGACTGCAAAACAGTTAACAGTGTTTTTGTTCGTTGCCGCCACGCAGTTACTAATACTAGCGGTGGCATTGGCCTTTGCCGCCGATTGAGCTACGAAAATTGCACTTCCTATGACAGCATTAACAACGGTGATGCTTTTGATACGCATTCAAACGGTGAAGATATTGCGTTTGTAAATTGTGTGTCTTATGACTCATCTGCAAACGGTTTTAATATCGAGTGTGGAACTGCCACGCTAACTGCGTGCAAAGCCATACGAAGCAATCGATCTGGCATAGTTTTTTCAACAAACGTAACTTTAACCAGCAATAGATTTACGGCTGTTGGTTGCGTTGTTGACACTACCACTCAATTTTACGGATTTAATATCGGCAACGCGAGTCCAATAAATTCCGCGACACAGCAAATAAGCATTGTGGGTTGCTCGGTGTTTAATACCGCACAAGAAGCAATGTTGGTGGCAGGCGATAGCGGGCATGAAATTCATGGTCTTGAAGTAACGGGGGGTCAATTTCAAGGCAATGACGCAGCAAAACAATTTTCTATTGGCGAGTTTACCTCAAAATTCCGCATATCAAACGTGCATGTCCAATCCGCACAAACAGGCGGAAATGCGATGTTACTTAAAGATTGTTCGTATGGCTCTATTGATAACTGCGTTTTTGAATTTACCACGCAAGGAACAGGAACGTGTTTAACAATAGACGACTCAAACAATATTTCTGTATCGAATTGCACTGGCAAACAAGTCAACCCCGCAAGAGGCACAGGTATTACGCTGGCGGGAACAACAAGTAAAATTTACATTGCGCCAAACAATAATTTTCAAGATTGTGCAACAACAGGTGTTGCAGAGGCTTCTTTAACTATTGCGTCGGGTGTTATCACCATCCCTAACAGCAGCATTGGCGTTTGCGTTATTGACACTGAAGGTGGTGCGGCAACTGACGATTTAGACACCATTAACGGTGGCTTTACGGGGCAAGTTACGGTGCTAACCCCAGCTAGCAGCGCCAGAGATGTAACGGTTAAAGACAACACCGGCAATCTTCGTTTAAACGGCGATTTTGTTTTTGCTGGTGTTCAAGACACATTGACCTTAATGTGTAAAACCGATGGTGGCTTGTGGTTTGAGTTGTCACGCTCTAACAATTAAAAGGATACGCTATGTTTTTTAATTGGGAAGAACTGCCAAAAGAAGTGCAAGAAGCCTACAAGCGGCAACAACAGAAATGTAGATAACGTAAACAGTACAAACTATTTGCGTATTTGACACACTAAATTTTTAATGTAATATCAACACTGTATCGGCCCAGTAGACCGAGGATTCTTCAGGAATCGAAAATGTCAGAAGAGCAACAAAATCAGTTAGCGGATTCACCCGCGCCAGACCAGGCACCGACGGCAGAGCCTGTAGCTGAAGAAACACTAGCGCCGGAGAATGAACAGCCGACCGAACAGCAGTCTAAGACCTTCACACAAGAAGAATTGGATGCCATCGTAGGCAAAAGGCTTGCAAGAGAGCAAAGGAAGTGGGAACGTGAGCAGAGTCGTAAAGTGCAAACCGCACCTACACTTGCAGAGCTACCGCCTGTCGAGAATTTTGACTCCGTTGATGCGTATGCCGATGCACTGGCAACGCGCAAGGCTGAAGAATTGTTGGCCAAGCGGGAGCTTGAACGGCAACAGATGGATTTTCTCGATGCGTATCACGACAGAGAAGAGGAAGCACGGAGTAAGTATGATGACTTTGAACAAGTTGCGTACAACCCCAAGCTGCCAATCTCTAACGCGATGGCTGAGACGATCCAAGCGTCGGATATTGGCCCTGATATTGCGTATTATCTTGGCTCAAACCCGAAAGAAGCCGCACGTATAGCCGCACTGAATTCGCCTATGTTGCAGGCCAAAGAGATCGGTAAACTGGAAGCAAAAATTACTTCCGAACCGGTTTTGAAACGAACAACGAGTGCCCCACCGCCCATCGCGCCAATTTCTGGCCGTGGCTCTGGTACACCGTCTTACGATACGACTGACCCACGCTCAGTGAAAAACATGAGCACGTCAGAGTGGATTGAAGCGGAGCGCCAGCGTCAGATGAAGAAGTGGGAAGCACAACGTAACCGCTAAGTTAAGATTTTAAAGTCGGGAAAGTTCTCAGAAAGGCATCGTTTTCTAACCGTAAATCTATGAATGCCAGTAGCCAAAGCTGCTTCTGCAAAGGAGCGGTATTCAACCCCAAACACGCTGCACTTAATGTTGCGATGGTGGGTAAGGCTGCGCGCTTGTTTAGATTCGTCGCTGTACGCGGCTCGCTTAAAATAAAGCCGCTTGCGGCCAAGCAAAGCCGCCCGTTGTTTGGCTTTCGTCTCTTCAGACGTAACGCTACCCAACCGCGCTTGACGAATCTTTTCCCGCGCTTCGGCAGAAACGCTATGCCGACCGTTCGTATCGGCATGGCGCTCTGCTATATGCTCTTTGGGCGTCAAGCATTCAAGATTTTCAACGCGGTTGTCAGTTTTATCGCCGTTAATGTGGTGAATCTGCTTGAGAGGGTCAAAGCCCTTCAGCCAGCAAGCGGCCACAACGCGGTGCATAAGCCGCTGACGACCCAACATGAGATAGCCCATGTTGTGGGTTGTCGGCGTGTAAGGTTGGAGCTTTCTGAGAACTTTTCCGCAACGCGACACAGCGTACAGGTGGTCAAAAAATCGATATTCGATACCGTCTACTTGGATGCTAATCATGTTGTACCTTCCGGTGGCTAAAGAATCTTAATTCTAACTGATTTTTGAGAGGAATGCAAAATGGCAAACAGTATCTTAACAATTGACATGATCACACGCAAAGCGTTGGAGATCTTGGAAAACAACCTGGTGCTCACTCGTAACGTTAACCGTCAGTACGACGACTCTTTCGCTGTTGAAGGCGCTAAAATTGGTTCCACCCTGCGTATCCGTTTACCAGACCGCGCTCTGGTAACCGACGGTGCCGCCCTGCAAGTTCAGGACGACAACGAACAGTTCACCACCCTGACCGTGGCTTCCCAGAAGCACATCGGCGTGAACTTTACCTCTGCCGAACTCACCATGCAGTTGGATGACTTCGCTGAGCGTGTTCTGAAGCCTCGTATTTCGCAGCTGGCTTCCAGCATTGACGCTGACGTTGCTAACTCGTACAAAGCGATTGCTAACTCGGTCGGCACCCCAGGCACCACCCCATCGACTTCGCTCGTTCTGCTGCAAGCTCAGCAGAAGCTGAACGAAAACGCTGCTGTGATGTCGCCACGCTACGCAACGGTCAACCCAGCCGCTAACGCTGGTCTGGTTGAAGGCATGAAAGGTCTGTTCAATCCGACCGACACTATCAGCCGCCAGTTCAAGAACGGCATGATGGGCATGGGCGTGTTGGGCTTTGATGAAGTCAACATGTCTCAGTCGATCAAGCAGCACACCACTGGCTCGCGTTCTACCGCCGACACCATTTTGGTAAACGGCACTGTTTCGACTCAAGGCCAAGCAACCATCAGCATTGATGGCGGCACTGGTTCTGCGACCGTTACTGTTGGCGACGTGTTTACTATCGCTAACGTGTTTGCTGTCAACCCACAGACTCGTGAATCGACTGGTTCGCTCCAGCAGTTCACCGTGACTGCGGCTAGTACTGCTGCTGGCGGCGCTTGGACAGATATCGAAATTTCTCCAGCTATGTACACTTCCGCTAACGCTCTGGCAACTATCAATGCATTCCCACAAGACGGCGCGGCGGTAACTTTCCTTGGCGCAGCTTCGACTCAGTACGCTCAAAACCTCGTCTACCACAAAGATGCGATCACATTTGCGACCGCTGACTTGCTGTTGCCGCAGGGCGTTGACATGGCTTCCCGCCAAGTCCATAACGGCATTTCGATGCGCGTTGTTCGTCAGTACGACATCAACAACGACCGTCTGCCTTGCCGTATTGACGTTTTGTATGGCTTTAGCACGATCCGTCCACAAATGGCTTGCCGTATCTGGGGCTAAGCACTGGTGGGGGTTTCGGCCCCCATTAACGACACTCTTTTTAAAGGAAATTTATCATGGCTCTTCCTAACGGCGCTGGTGGATACCAGCTTGGTGATGGCAATATTGGCGAAGCTCAACTGGGCGTTCAAGGCGCTCCAACCGCTCTCACCGCAGACGTAACCGTAACCGCAGCTCAGCTGGCTAATGGCCTGTTTACTGTGGACTCCGCTGCTGACATTACTGCCACCCTGCCAACCGTAGCATTGCTGGAAGCTACTGTTAGCAGCGCTAAAGTAAACAGCTCGTTTGATATCGCTGTAGTTAACGTCGACGCTTCGTACCAAGTGACTTTTGCTGCCGGTACAGGCTGGACGCTTGTGGGTAGCGCAATTGTTCTGGAAGCTACTTCCGGCCAGTTCCGCGCTCGCAAGACTGGCGACGGCACTTGGACTCTGTATCGTATTGCGTAATAACCCGGGGGCTTCGGCCCCCATTATTTAAAGGATAAATCATGCCTAATACAAAAGCGGTAGGCGTTGCATTTGCCGACCCAGCCTTTGATTCGGTGCAAGTTGGTTCTGCCGGCGCACCGATTCAAATTACTTCGTCCGGCATTTTGAATGGTAGTTACGCCACTACTTCGGCAACTTCTGGCGATACACGTCTGACGTATCAACGCTTGGCTTTTACCTCAACTGGCTCGGGCGAAACTATCCGCGCGTTTTCAACGGTAACCGGCGTTAACGCAGCTACTGCAGGCACCATCAACGGCGCGCACATCAGCACGTCAATCAATGGTTCCGGCACAATCAGCGGCGCTGCAAACGCCATCCGTGCCACCATCGGTGGTTCGTCCACCAATCCTGGCGGCACGCTGGCGGCTCTCCAACTGGATTCCGACTTTGCGTCGGGCGGCACTTGGAGCAACGCATCGTTTCTGCGTGTGACTAACAGTGGCACTGGTCTAGTCGGAAATTTTGCCGCAATGCCGCCAGCCAATGTGGCCGGAGTGTTTCGTGCAGCGGTTGGTACTCCATCGGCTACACATACCATTCCGATTACCAGCGGCGGTACAACTTACTACATCATGGTCAGCACTATTGCCTAATGGAAATTAGCCGAGAGTTTATTGAGTCTGAGATTCAGACGTTAGAGCAAGAGATCGGGAAGGCGCAAGCCTTCCTGACTCAAGCTCAAGCTGTTTCAGCCGCGTACAAAATGCTGTTGACACGGCTTGACACGCCGGAACCAGAACTACAGAAAGACACTGATGCCGATAATCTATCTTCAACACCCTAAACACGGCACCAAAGTCGCTAACATGGATTTGGAAGCCGAATTTGATGAACAAAACGGGTGGGAGCGGTATAATCCCGACACGCCTTCGGCTCCCGAAGCAGCGGCGCCAGTCAACGAGCTGGAACCCAAACGTCGTCGTAGCCGTTCACCTGTAGAGGCTGCGGCACCAGAATAAGGAGCAGACATGGCCACTACTGCTGGCGATCAAATTAACAGAGCTTTGCGGTTGCTGGGCGTGTTGGCTGAAGGTGAAACTTCTTCCGCTGCGGTTATGCAAGACGGCCTGACCGCCTTGAATCAGATGATTGATTCGTGGAACACGGAGCGTTTGGCCGTGTTTTGTACACAAGAGCAAATTTTCCTGTGGCCACCTGACGAGATTACTCGCACGCTGGGGCCAACCGGCGACTTTGTGGGCAATCGTCCTATTCTGATTGACGACGCGACCTACTTCCGCGATCCGCAAACCAATGTGTCCTACGGCATCAAGCTGATCAACCAGCAGCAGTACGACGGTATTGCAGTCAAGACGGTGACCAGCACGTACCCGCAGGTTATGTTTGTCAACAACACATTCCCCGACATCACCATGACCATCTACCCAAAGCCTATGCGGCTGTTGGAATGGCATTTTGTGTCGGTGCAAGAACTAACTACCCCCGCTAATTTGGCAACTAATTTGACCTTCCCGCCAGGGTATCTGCGCGCGTTCGTTTACAACTTGGCGATGGAATTTGCGCCCGAGTTTGGTGTTGAGCCGTCACCGCAGGTGCAACGCATTGCCATGACGTCCAAGCGTAACTTGAAGCGCATCAACAACCCAGATGACGTGATGTCAATGCCGTACTCGCTGGTGGCGACTCGTCAACGGTTTAACATCTTTGCCGGAAATTACTAAGCCGTGAAGACGCCCATTCTTGGTTCAACCTATGTTGCCCGCAGCACTAACGCTGCGGATAGCCGCATGGTCAACCTGTTTGCGGAAGTGGTGCCTGAAGGCGGTAAAGAGCCTGCGTTCTTGCAACGGGCACCGGGGTTAAACCTGTTGGCAACCGTTGGATTTGGGCCTATTCGGGGCTTGTGGTCGTTTGGCAATTTCGGCTACGTAGTGTCCGGCAACAGCTTGTACAAGCTCAACACCGCGTACGCGGCTACACTGTTGGGTACGATAGCTGGCACTGGCCCCGTGTCTATGTCAGACAACGGCACCCAGCTGTTTGTCGCGGCTAATGGCCCCAGCTACATCTACAACGCCACGACTAACGCGTTCCAGCAGATTAACGACCCCGACTTCCCTGGTGCGGTGACTGTAGGGTTTTTGGATGGGTACTTTGTATTTAACGAGCCTAACAGCCAAAAAATCTGGGTTACGAGCTTGCTTGATGGCTTGTCGATTGACCCGCTGGATTTTGCCAGCGCCGAAGGCGCGCCAGACGATATTGTCAGCTTGATTGTCGACCACCGCGAGGTGTGGGTGTTCGGCACCAACAGCACGGAAGTCTGGTATGACGCCGGCACAGCCGACTTCCCGCTCCAGCGCATTCAGGGGGCGTTTAATGAGCTCGGCTGCGCAGCGCCGTACTCGGTGGCCAAGATGGACAACAGCGTCTTTTGGTTGGGCGCTGACGCCAGAGGCCGGGGAATTGTATACCGCGCCAACGGTTACACTGGCCAGCGTATCTCAACCCATGCGGTTGAATGGCACATTCAGCAGTACGGCAACCTGTCAGACGCTATTGGCTACACGTACCAGCAAGACGGCCATTCGTTCTACGTGCTGATCTTCCCGCAAGCAAACACTACTTGGGTGTACGACGCAGCCACACAGACATGGCATGAGCGGGCAGGTTGGTCTAACGGGTCGTTTACGCGGCACCGCAGCAATTGCCAGATGGCGTTTAATAACGAAATTATTGTCGGCGACTTTGAGAACGGCAACATCTATGCGTTTGATTTGGACGTGTACGCCGACAACGGGCAGATACAGAAATGGCTGCGCTCATGGCGCGCGCTGCCTACAGGCCAGAACAACCTAAAACGTACCGCACACCACAGCCTTCAGATCGACTTGGAGTCGGGCGTTGGATTAAACGTGGGCCAAGGCAGTGACCCTGAGATTATGCTGCGCTGGTCAGATGACGGCGGGCACACTTGGTCTAACTACCATACGGCCAGCATCGGCAAGATCGGCGAGTATTACCGCCGGGTGTTCTTCCGTCGGTTAGGCATGACCTTAAAGCTGCGCGACCGCGTGTACGAGCTGTCGATGACGGATCCGGTCAAGATCGCGGTGATGGGGGCTGAGTTACAACTCAGCGGCACGAATGCCTAGCCCACCCAACCTAACCAATATTACGCCCCCGCGTGTGCCCATCGTGGATGAGCGCACGGGGCTGATCTCGCGCGAGTGGTATCGGTTTTTTCTTAATCTGTTTAACCTGACTGGCGGCGGCACCAACGTAACGTCGCTAACAGACTTGCAGCTGGGGCCGCCTGCGCCGCAGCAAGAAGATTTGGTTGACATCATTATTGATGTTGAGGCGACTAAAACGCAGCCTACGCAAGAGTCTGCGCTGGATCAGATTGCTGAACTTGCCAAGCAAGTTGAAGGGTTGGAAGCTACGCCAATCCCGGCGCTGGGCACGTTTGCTGCGCTTCAACAGGCCAACTTGCCGTGGACGACGTTTGACACCACACCGCAATCAGTACCTTCGGTAACCACCGGCACGCTGTATTGGGATAATGAAGATCGCGCTAAAACGTTAGCGCTTGTCATGGAAGACACGGGCGATATTATTCAAGATATTGGAGAAGAAACGTTTTACCGGGTCAAAGCCACCGCCACAATCACCAAAGGCCAAGTGTTAATGTTTACCGGCACGGTAGGGGCTTCTGGCGGGTTGCTAGCCGCCCCCGCCACAGGCTTAACTGCATTTCAAAACGAATACATTTTAGGCGTCGCCACACAAGATATTGCGTTAAACGGATGGGGATACGCAACTTGGTTTGGCGAAGTTAGCAAGGTCGATACAACTGGCGGCGTGGAAGCGTGGGTGGACGGTGAAATTTTGTATTACAACCCTGCGGTGGCCGGCGGCTTGACTAAAAATGTGCCTGTCGCGCCCAACCCCAAAGTTATCGTTGCGTCTGTTGTTCATGCAGCTACTAACGGCATTTTGTTTGTGCGCCCGACGTTTGGGTCTGCATTAGGCGCTACGGATTCAAATGTCGAAATTACCGGGCTGGCGAACGGCGATATTTTGCAGTATGACGGAGTGCAGTCGCGGTGGGAAAATGTCCCTGCGTCGACGTTACCTGTCGGTACGGCTACTAACTTAGCAGGCGGCGCAACAGGATCAGTGCCGTACCAATCTGCGGCAAGCACTACCGCAATGCTGCCTATTGGCACCGCG